ACCAGTCGCCCCTGTAAGCCCAGTTTGGCCTGTTGGGCCAGTGGGTCCAACTGAACCAGTTAATCCGGTAGCACCTGTTGGACCTATTACGCCAGTAGCACCAGTTGCGCCAGTTGCGCCAACACCCGTTGCTCCAGTCGCACCTGTTACTCCAGTGGCTCCAGTGGCTCCAGTAAGACCAGTGGCTCCAGTGGCTCCAGTCGCCCCAGCACCCGTTGCTCCAGTTGCGCCAGTCGCGCCGGTTATCCCTGTTGCACCTGTTGCGCCGGTCGCACCAGTGGCGCCGGTGGCGCCTGTACCAGATGGACCAGTCGCGCCGGTCGATCCGGTCGCGCCGGTGGCACCCGTTGCGCCAGATGGTCCAGTCGCGCCAACGCCGGTCGCGCCAGTCGCGCCGGTCGATCCGGTAGCACCCGTTAAGCCTGTAGCGCCGGTGGCACCCGTTGCGCCAACGCCGGTCGCGCCGGTCGCGCCAGTCGATCCGGTCGCGCCCGTTAAGCCTGTAGCGCCAGTCGCGCCGGTAGCGCCAGTCGCGCCGGTCGCCCCTGTAGCGCCAACCTCTCCAGATCCCGCCATGTATGCCAATTCGCTCCAATACCTTATACCATCACCAAACTTACTCTTTTTTGTATCAGTTTCCAACCCTACTTCACCTAAAGCCAACTGTGGGTTGGCAGCCGTCCAGTTTGCTGCTGTATCCCTACGGAGTTGAATTCTGTCAGCCATAAATTAAGCGGTGCCCCCGTTGTAAATCGTTGTAAAACTCGATGTTAATGCACTGCCATTATCAACAGTGCGAGCAAAAATTACCGTGAACGCATTTTCGCCGTTAAGGTTGCCGCCTCCGGTTCCACCAGATGCTACACCCCAGGGACTTTTCGACCTTCTGCGTGTCAGATATCGAATCATTAAAATCCTTCGCCTTGAATAATATGAAGCGAACCAGTGCCAGACTGAGAAACGTAAGACAAAACACTGTCATCTTGAAACTTTCCAATCGTTACCTGAGATCCAACCGGAACAGGATAATCAGCAGCAGTTGCCGCGGCGCCGCTTGAGCTTGCGCGAACATAAATCAACACTGACCCGAGATTTGTAAGACACAGAGATTTTGATCCAACTCCCAAAGTAACGCTTGCAGCAGTTGTTGTAGGCGCAACTGTTTGCCCTAAAGTATATTTAGGAATGAAGGGAATGGTGATCATAAATTATCCTACTCTGTACCAGACTTTTAGCACCGGCTCAAATCGCAAGGTAAAAAATGAATTTGCGCTCAATGAAGTGGGTGCGCCAACAACGGTAGACCCATTGCCATTAATAGTCAACGCAGTAACAGCTTGAGTGCAATTTACAAGAATTTCCTGTGACTCCACGCAATTTAAAACAGAAGGCAATGTAATTGCGCCAGTAACATACGCAGCAAGCGGAGTTAAAACCAACCAAACACTTTTATTTGAGTCGTTAACTAAAACAGTAAATCCAGTCCCGTTCGGAGCAGCGTATTGAAGGCGTTTTCCATCAACAGAACTCACACCGGCCTGCACCCATGCGAGAACCGTTGATCCAAGAGCCTGGTAGTCTTGACCGTTGTTATTGACGGCAAAACTTGTCCCGTCTTGAACCAAATCTGTCCTAGCAAGCCTTTCAATAGCCATATTACAAATCGTTTAAAGTTAACTGACCGTTCTTTAATGTGCGAAGAGGATCTAAATCTGGAGGTAGCAAATAACGATCATTCCAGTACTTGTTGCCAGATCCAGATGGCATTGTTGCTGGCATTTGCATTTCACTAGGAACCGTAAACTGTATCAGCATTGCATCGTATGCCTGCTTTGCTGACATTTTCGTTTCTACAGGAACTTCCTTGCCATAGATCGGAGCCAATCGTATAGCCAGATTTAAAATGATCGGCTCATTGCATGAATCCGGCACCGCGGGAGTTTCATCATTAATTGATGAGTTTTGAGGCGCCGAAGAAATCGGCCAACCTACATGAATTCCTTTTAAGTTCCACGATGCCATCATGGAATCCAACCGAAACAAGGCAGAATCCAACTGATCAGCAGTCAGGTCATAGATGTAGGACGCTAATCCTAACTCTTCAAACGCCGAAAGAATGTACTGGCGTTTAGTCCATGCCATAATCAGTGCTTTTTCTTGTCAGCTTGTTTTTCGCGAGGCTTTGCCGCGTCCTTTGCCTCTGCTGGAGTCAGATACCATCCTTCTTTAAGCGCAAGGTCAAGTACTCCTTCACGCGAAACGTCAACCACAGTGTAATCATAAAGATCACCGTGGATACGATGCGAACCAGGATACCGATAGAGCATCGTTTCATTGCCAAGTACTTGAACTTTCATGTGAAAAGGGGAAAGGAGGGGCAGTTGCCTGCCCCTCCCTTGAATCCTACTTACTCAGACTAGGTCTGACTGAACAGCATCACGCCGGTCATTTCGGGTTGCTTGTTCACAACACCAAAGAAGCAATCCAAGCGGTACTTGGTCACCATCGTATTAATGTCATAGAACTTCTGCATCACGATTTCAATGCCCTGGTCGGTGCTTGCGCGCATGACTGCAACGCCGGCGTCCGGAGGAATCACATAACGGCCTGGGAGCAGTTCAAGTGCGTCCTTCTGCCAGAATGGATTGACGTTTGCCGTAACCGTGTTCAGGAACGCGATAGCTGCCCCGTTAGCAGGGGTAGTCGTGACGTTCTGGTACTCCAGTTCAGCGTCCGTTCCACCACCGCCAGAGATGATTGGAGGGCTGATCTGCACAGTGCCAGTTCCACCGGAACCAGAGACGATCCCCGTAACGCGGAAGGTCTTCAGTTGGCCCGTAGATGCCTTGGTGATGTGATGAACCGCAAAAACGCCGGTGATCGTGAAGCAATCGCCAACTTTAACAGTCCCAGATCCAACAGTGATGTTCAGGTTCTGGTAACGGTTATCGACATTGCTCACTTCGCCAGTTCCAGCAGTGCTGGTTGCGCGAGGCGTGAACCACTGATTGGCGCCATTGACGCTAACATTCACGCCCGCGGCAGCAGTCAAGCGATTTGCGTAATCGAGTTTGTAGGTATCAAATGATCCCACCATCCCGATGCGCGATCTTTCGTATGCCGTGATCGTTTTGCTTGCAACAAGGTTCTGACGAGCAGCGAGGTTGCTTGCCATGCCATTGTAGTCGCGAGTGGACAGGGCCAAGCAACGCTCGAAGTCCTGTACGCCCTGCTCGTTCATAATTGCCTCGATCTGTGCAACGTCATCAAAACCAGTTGCAGCATTGCCGCGAGCAACAACCAAGGTGCCTTGGTTAGAAGCGACATTCATCACTGCCACATTGATGTCAGAAGCCAGCTTTTGCTTTGCAGCATTGCCGAGACGATTTTCCTGAAGAGCATCACGCAACTCAAGTGCCGTCATTCTCCAAGGAACAGACTTGCTGAATCCAATGGTTGCAGGCACTGCCAACTGGGTGAAGTCCTTGAAATTGCTCGTCATGTCCGTTCCCGTGAACGACTGAGCAATGTAAGGCTGTGGACGCCAGATGGTATTGTTGGTACGTTCCATCATGGTGGAGTCCGTGTTATACACAGACACTTGACGAGACAGGACGAGAGCGTCCTGGAATCCTTCGAGGATGTTTTCAAACGCTACGCGTTCTTCCTTACTAAAATTATTAGCCATAAGAGTTTACTGCTTGTTTTTGATTTGGTTTTTGTAAGCGATCACTTTTGTGAAGTCGCCTGTTTTTGCTGCATCTGCCCGCAACCGTTCCAAAGTTGAATCAACCGTTCCGGACATTGATCCGGACCCAGAAACTCTCCGTTCAGGAGGAGGAGGAGTTGATTTTTTCTTTTCCACAGTTATTCGGGTTTCTAATTTTGCTACAGCAAATGAAAACTGAACCGGATCTTTTAACTCAGCTAGTTCCTTTGCTTTCTTAGGATTTTTTCCTAGTGCGTAAATAAGCTGTACAGGATTTTCGCTTCCTTGCAATAGAATTCCTTGTTGGGCAATTGAAAATGTATCGTTAACCAATGCTTCAGCCTCGTCATAATCGGTTGCGCCAAAAGACTGCTTGGAACTTGCATAGTTATTTACTTTAGCCTGCCAAGCTGCGTGTTCAGATTCTTGCTGGGCTTTAATTGCACGTTCACGGTCTTCAACTTCTCGTTTTTTTGTATACCATTGCTCCAACTTGCTTTCGTATACATTAGTGTCGAAATCGCACGTTTCTAAAGTGGGCTTTTGACCCAGGGTAACTTGCTCACTAGGAGTTGCCGCTTTAATTTTCTCCTGTAACTCGCGGTTTTCACGCTGGAGATCTCTGTTGCGTTTCCTAACATCCTTTACCCATTGGGGCGCAGGTTTACTGTCGTCCTCGTCCGGTTCTTCGCCGGCAATGGAAACAACGAGGTCTTCTTTGGAATTTTCTGCCGCTTCTTGCGGTTCGGGTTCCGGCGTTAGTTCCGCTTGTGAATCCTCTTGAACTTCAGGATCAACCGGCACTTCTTGCTCGACTATTTCTTGCTTTAACTCTTTAACTTCAGGTTCTTGTATCATTGTTGTGGATTACTCTGCGGCATCGCAGGAGGTTGTTCTTGCTGCATTGGTGCAGATTGGGGCGCCTGGGTAATCCCGCCCTGCGGAATTAAGGAAGGCACCGCTCTCTGCACGATCTCAAGGCGGTTTAAATCCACCTTGGAAAGTGTTTCTAGGGCTTTTGCCCGCTGCTCGTCCGCTTTTGCCGCTATCAGAATAGTGTCGGCGCGGTTCTTAATTGCTGCTGTAGCTTCCTTGTCAGCCGCGGCAATCAAGTAATTATTCTCGGGAGAAGGAGTCTGATTCTGCATCTCAACCATCATCTCCTGTTTCTCCATCTCCGTAGGCTTAACAACGCCCATGCGAAGCAACTGTTTCCGGAAGTAATCGCGGACATCGCCAATGCCTTCACCTTCCATGTTCATCATAATCATGGAGGAAAGCACCTTTAACATTTCCGGATCTTGAGTCATCGCCATCATGCCGGTCAAAGACTTCACCGTAGAAGTTCTCTTACTGGAACTGGTCGGTCCAACCTCGACAATCACATCAAAAACCGCCTTGGTCATGTCGTTTTCTAACTCAATTTCGCCAGTATCCTGGTTCATTGTTGGCTGCATCAACTTGATGAGTTCAACCTTTCCATTGCTGGCAATGGATTTCATCTTCCGGTCGCTCTCAATAAAAATATCGCGAGCCATCGATAGCCAGATCTCGCCAGAACGCTTGATCGACCGGCCCATGTTATCCATGTAAATGAAACTCTGATTACTCAGGGCATTCTGGATCATATCCACTGCCTTGCCAGTAACGTGCGAAAGCATCTTCTCCGCGTTCTGACCGTTCCCCAGCACCTCCTGCATATCAACCTCAGTAATCTGAAGCAGTGCCGCCATTGCCGGAGGCGGCGTTGGCGACTTGGTATACGCAATCGGGCCTGCAGCCTGCTGGTTGCCGTTCATATCGGTCAACGGATTGACCAGCAAATAAGGGAAGTTCCGGAGGTTATCCTCAGACCACATCACCTGGTGCCCAGCCACCTGTTCAGGTGTAAAGATCGGCTTTTCAACTGACGAGATCGCACTGATCTCTGCCAGCTTCGACAACTGCATGTTCTTCAGTCGCTGAACATCCTTTGCCAACCGAATATGCCCCATGCAACGCTCCACGTTATCAACAAACCAGCGTTTCCCGTACACAGGCACAATCGGAATGTTATTGCCGGCCAAAATGCCGCAATCTTCCAAAATGCTATTCCCAGAGAGAATATACTTGTGGCACTTCTTCCTCTTAAACTTCTTCTCTCTGACCTTGTACCAACCCAACTTCTCGTACATCGGCCACTCACCCTCCATCTCGTCCTCAGATAACGTCTTCTCCTCGCCCATCAAACTCTTAATGTACGTTACAATCTCAGTCTTCTCCTCAATCCTGTAGTATTCACAGACGTAAACAACGTCCGGAGTCAGCCAGTCAAAACGCAACTGCTGAATCGTCTTCGGCCAGGATGCCGGATCATCATTAAACTCCTCGCGATACGCCGCCGGAGTCATCGAATACAGCACAAAACACCGTTTGGCGTCCGATTTATCGTATCGTTTGCTGTTTAAATCCCAAAAAACGCTACTGTCAGCATCGTAAATCGGCTCAATACAAATCCTCTGCTTCTCATCGTCAGCATCCTCCGGATACGCATACTCAGTACGCAGTCTCCAGGCGCCAATTCCACCAGTCACCGCCTCCTCAAAAGCGTTGTCATACGCCTCCTGCGCTCCACTGTCGTACTCGTCCGCTCGATACAAACCAGCACAAGTATCAGCCAGCTTATCGTAATCACCATTCTCCTTTGATGCAAAACTTACCGTAATCCTATTATTCCGGTATTCATTGCAAATTCGCAGCACACTCATGTGTACCTTATTCACCTCAAATCGAGGTTTATTCTCAAATTGATCGCCTAACGGCCCCTCCCACTGCGCCCCAGATATTGAAGTAAAACGTCGATCCTGCAGGCACTGCAATCGCTCGTTACGAAGTGCCGATTGAATTACATCAAATTCAAGCACCGCTTCTTGGTGAATCTCGGCTAGCTTCGTTTCTTTACTCATGTTGAGCGAGTCCTAGCAAAAAAAGTCTTTACAGGCAACAACGCAACTCCGGAGTTCCGTATTCTTGCCTTTGCCTGTCCCGCCCGATTCAGTCCGCTTACCACCAAATATCGAGTCGCATCCATCAAGTGATCGTGTTCCTTAACCACTTTCCCACTCTCATCCCGTCGATACAACCGAAATTCTGAAACCCAATTGTTCAGACTCTTAAACACCTTCAACCGGCCGGTACTCATCCTCTGCCACACATCATACAGCCCCGTCTCCACGGCATTATTTGCCACCGCAAGATCCAATCCCAACGCCTTGTACCTCGAAAACAACTGCTGCCCATCTCCCTGCGCTCGTCCGCGACTTGCCGGATCAATCACCCCTGGCAAGCCAATCCCTCGCGCCCGAATCGCCTCTGCGTGAATCGCCGGCTCCGCCTGCCCCCTGTAATGCTCCGAATACAGGTACGCACATCCACTATCCTGGTCCAACGCCGCAAACACCGCCGCCGTTCGATTCCATCCCACATCCATCCCATACGCCCTGGGCCAGTGATCCGGTATCTCAAAGTCTGCCACCACTATCTCACTCTCAGGCACCGGATAAATCGCTCCAGCCCCCAACTGAGGCACCCCCTTGGATCGTGCATCCCGCTGAAACGGAGGAATCGAGTTCCATAACTCCTTCTTCTGTTCCTCGCTGAGATGCGGCACATCATCCCAAGTCGCCAACCCAACATACTTCGACCCATCCGCACGCTCCACAACCTCGCCATCCTGCAAAAACGCCATCACCGTCTCACTCATCCCCATCAATGGCGTAAACGTCAGCATCGTCATCCCATCGTTGGTCATCGTTCGCAGAACGCACTCGGTATACACATCCAGTGGTGGTTCCTCATCCAACCAAATGATATCCTGCTCCGTTCCCTGAAACGCCTCACGCCGCTGATCGTAACTCTTAAAAACCAACCGGCTCTCATCCCCACTCTGGTGCCGTACCACCACAATTTCCAAAGCCTCGGCTACCCCAGCCTTTGAAGTCGTCCGCAAAATATCCTCCTTCGGCAACAACCCAGTCCCGTAATTCCCAGGCGCCCCCATCAACTTCAACTGCAAAATATCACGCGTCGTCTTCCCCGTATCCCCAGCCGCCC